ATAAAACATAAAGAATATAATGGGGCAGAGGAAGTAAGAATAATCGGAATATAGGAGTTGATAAGATATGGCAAGGGGTAAACAATTAGATAACCAAACTGTATATAATATAATGCTATCTTATTTTCTTACTAACAATTATGAGCAGACATCAAGAGAATTAAATATACCTGCAACAACGGTAGAGCAGATAGTAAAAAAAAATAAAGACAAAGATGAATTTGTGGAATTACGTGCAAAGAAAAAAGATGATTTCGTTGAAAAGGCTACAATGCTTATCAATAAAGCACTTGACCGCCTTGACGGTGAACTATCCAATAAAGATAATAAGATACCTGCAAGAGATTTAAGCATAATTTCAGGAACATTATACGATAAACGAGCATTAAGTCGAGGAGAAGCAACGCAAAACACTGGTGTAATAATGAAATTCATAGATGATATTGAGTAGGATTATACCTGCTCAATTTTTTTTATCTTTTAAAACTTGGATTATTTTACACAAAACTATCGAAAAATACGGGGTTTATACTTAAAACTTGGATTATTATACGATTTTGTACTAATATACGATATATTTCTTTCTTCCTTTCTTTTATGGGGGATTAATTTCCCCCTAATACCACAACATATAGTGTTTTAACCGTTAAATATATTTTGTATAATTTAATAATTTGCTGAAATGCTTGATACAACTGTATTTGAGCATTTTTTACTATTATACATAACTTTTATTTTGTATAAAAAGGTGTGATTTATGGAGATTAAAGCGAGCGAACTAATCGGGCAGCATTATAACGAATTTTGGAAATTCAAAGGCAGATACAGAGTTTTAAAAGGTGGTAGAGGTTCAAAAAAAAGTACAAATACTGCTATATGGTTTATATATCACTTGCTGAAACACCCTAAAGCTAACTTATTATGTGTTAGACAAACTTACAACACATTAAAAGATAGTTGCTTTACCGAGTTAAAAAAAGCTGTTAATCGTATGGAATTGCAAGCAGAGTTTAAATTTACTATATCACCCTTAGAGATAACCGTTGTACGCACAGGTCAAAAGATACTATTTAGGGGGTTCGACAATCCCGACGGAATAACATCAATTAATGTATCAGAGGGAGCTTTATGTTGGGTATGGATAGAAGAAGCATATCAGATTAAAGAAGAAGAAGATTTCAACAAATTGGATTATTGTATTCGTGGCGATGATATATCCAAATACGGACTATTTCCACAGTTTACCCTAACTATGAACCCCTGGTCTGAAATGTGGATTAAAGGCAGATTTTTTGATATTAAGGATAAGAACATACTTGCTCTTACTCGTAATTGGTATCATAACGAATTCCTAAGTGATGACGATAAGCAGATGTTTTTAGATATGCAAAAATTTAATCCTGAACAGTACAAGGTAGTTGGCGAGGGCGAATGGGGACAACCGGGAGGACAATATTTTTCTGAGTTTAGGACAGCTATTCATGTTATTAAACCCTTTGAGCTTCCCAACTGGCGAAGATATGTTTGTTTCGATTATGGTCTTGATATGTTTGCCTGCTACTTTATAGCGGTAGACGATAGGCAAAATTTGTACTTTTATAAGGAGATATACGAGAGCGGACTAATTGTATCTGATGCGATAAAAAGGCTAAAAGAAACAACAAACGAGCCAATTTATATGTATATAGCACCTCCTGATATGTGGAACAGACGGCAGGAAACAGGTAAGAGTATAGCAGACTTGTTTTTAGACAACGGAATATGCTTACACAAAGCCGACAATGACAGAGTTCAAGGGTGGTTAAATGTTAAGGAGTGGCTTAAAGTCTTTAAGGACGAACAGGAAATCGAAACATCTAAGCTTAAAATCTTTGAGAACTGCACTAATCTTATACGGTGCATACCTCAACTACAATATGACGAGCGTAATCCGAATGACGTAGCAAAAGAGCCTCACGAGGTAACACACGCACCTGACGCATTACGTTATTTCATAGCATCACGTCCAAGACCTGCAAGTCTACCTAAAAAGGATAACCGAGTATATAACTTCTCATTTGAGAAACCAAAACAGGATCCAACCCAAGAAAGGATTATACCGATATGAGTTATTTTCTATGCTTTTTAATAATAGTTATGCCGATAGCCTTTATATTCGTCTACCGTCAAGGAATAAAAGACGGTCAAATGGTAAATAATGGTGAGCCTTTAAAACCAATCATACCTCCAAAAGCAAAGCCACACGAAATGACAAAAGAAGAAATAATCCGTTATAACATCGAGAACTACGACGGAACAGGAAAGGGGCAGATAGAAATTGATTAACACCCCAACAGACATATGGCAAAAATACTCCAAAGGCCTTGATTATCACCGTCAAGTCGGAATAATTGAAGAAACCGAGCGAAACTATGATTTTTTTGAGGGTAGACAGTGGAAAAACGCACAAGTACCTAACCCTGATGAAATGCCTAAGCATGATATCATACGGCAATCTGTATCTTATAAGTTCAATATCATTTCTATGTCATTAATAGAGATGATTTTTTTATGCGACAACGAGGAATTTTCAAACGCACTCAATAAGTTTTCATCTGAGATGTGGGAAGATTTAAAAATGCAATCTTACTTGTGGCGAATGAATAAGTCAGCTCACATTACAGGCGATAGTTACTTATACATATATGATGATAAACAGGTAGATAGTGTTCTAACCCCTCAAAAATACGACAGTATCAAACGCAAGGTAATAGATAATGTCAATGTATTCTTAGGCGATGAAAACAACCCTGATATACAGCAACAACCTTATATCATCATACGAGAGCGATTATCCGTTGACGAAGTAAGAGAAAGGGCAAAAAAAGATATAGACTTGATTGTATCAGACGAGGAAAACGAAACAGACCCCGACAGAGTAGAGGTCAAGACCGATAACGGTAAATGTACCTCACTTCTCTACTTAACAAAGAAAAATGGAACAGTACACTTCACAAGAGCAGTGCAGAATGTCATATACCAACCTGAAACCGATAGTGGACTTACTTTATACCCAATAGTTAATTACATCTGCAACGAGAAAAAAGGCACTTCAAGGGGCATAGGCGAAGTTAAGCCTTTAATACCAAACCAATTGTTAATTAATAAAACTTTATACCGCAGAGCCGAACTAATTAAACAAATTTCATTCCCTAAGTTAGTTTACAACGAAGAAATGGTCGAGAACCCCGAAAATCTATATAAAACAGGTGGAATGATAGGCTTAAAAGGATTATCAACAGCAAGAGTTAGCGAGATTATCAGTTATCTGCAACCGTCTTACATAGGCAACGATGCCAAAGAACTTAATGATGAACTAATCCAACAGACTAAGGAATTAAACAGCACAGGCAACGGTGCATTAGGACAAGTCAATCCCGAGAGGGCGAGCGGAACTGCAATACAAGCTGTAACTCAACAGGCTAACATTGTAACAAATGAGCAGATGTCAGCTTATCAACAGCTTATAGAAGATATAGGACTTATATTCATAGAGTTTTGGAAGAAATACAATCCAAACGGACTACTGACCGAAGATGAGGGAAATCAAGTCATTATACCGATTGAAGAATTAGAGAAAATTAAGTTAAAGATTAATGTTTCACCGTCCACACCTTATGACAGGTTAGCGACAGACCAACAGTTAATGGAGCTGTTCAAGGGTGGAGTAATAACCTTTGAAGAATTCGTTGACGCATTAGACGAAAACACTCTGATTCCAAAGAACAAACTACAAAAAATCATAGAGGCAAGAGAAAATCAACAGATGAATGAACAACAAATGATAATACAAAAACAATCCGAGTTAATAAGTCAATTTAAAATGGATGAAGCAACAAACCAATTACAAAATCAAGCCCAATAGGGCTTTTTTAATATTTAAAAGGAGAATTTATTATGTTTGAAAATGTGGTAAACGACACACAGGAACCAGTCGTAGAGGTTCAAGAAACCGTTGAAGAAACAAGCGAAGTTGCCGATGTAGATGCAGAGGTTAATACAGGAGCAGAGGAAGTCGCTAATCCTCAAACTGAAACGGAGCAGACACCTGAGGAAAACTCAAAATTTGCTGAATTTAGACGTGCTAAAGAACAAGCCGAGAGGGAAGCTCAATTAGAGAGAGAGAGAACCAATAGCTTTATTCAAAAACTGAATGAATACGGTTTTCAAGGGAAAAGCCCTGACGAAATACAAGCCGAAATCGAAGCAAGTAAACAGGGTATCGAATTAGACGAATACCTTAGTAAACAGCAAATTGAGAAGAAAAAACTTGATGATTTAATTCAAAATGACCCGAGAATACTTGAAGCTGAAAAACTTAAACAGCAAATAGCCTTAGAAAGCGATTTAAAATACGTTAGAGAGGCTTATCCTGATATACAAGCTAAGTCAGTATTTGAGTTAGGGGACAAGTTCATTGAATTAATGAAAACAGGTCAGGTTGATGCAGTAACTGCGTATGAGGTTCAGTTAAGGTTTAATGAAAAAAATACTAAAACTTTACCTCCAAAAATCGGTGCTGTTGACGAGAAAGTAACAACAGAAAAAGACTTTTATACTTCGGAGGAAGTGGATAGATTAACAGACAAAGATTACGACAAAGACCCAACACTTTTTAAGAAAGTGAGGGACTCAATGTTGAAATGGAAATAAGGAGTGATTAAATAATGGCATACGGTAATTTTAAGCAAACATTTTGGAGTAAAATGATACAGCACGAACTTGAGAAAAAAGCTATATTAGCAGATTTTTGTAATAAAAAGTTCAAAGGCGAGGTTGAATACGGCAGAAATGTCAAGATTTTGGGAGTAGGCAGACCAAGAATATTTAATTATACAGGGGCTTCAATCGGTGTACCCGAAACAGTAGAAGATACATCTGTATTCTTAACAATAGACCAAGCCAAAGGATTTAATTTCGGTGTTGATGACGTTGATGAGGCACAGAGCGTACCTGGATTGATGGAAGCATTAATGCAAGAAGCTGTTATAGCAAAAGCACTTGAAATTGATAGCTTTGTCGCCGAACAGGCTAAATATGCAGGAACACTATCAGCTACAACTGAAATCAAGACCGCAGCAGCAGCTAAAACAGCGATTGACGCAGGTATTTTAAAGTTAAGGGAAAATGATGTACCTATTGATGCTGAAGTAGTTATGGAAATACCGCCTTTTGTTTATCAGTTGTTAAAAGACAAGTACATAGAACTTGATACAGCTAATTCCGCTATGATGTCAAAAGGTATTGTTGGTTACTATGACAATGTAAGAGTAAGAGTATCTAACAACCTTTACAATGATAATACCGACTATTACGGAATGATAAGGACGAAAAACGCTATTGCTTATGTTAACCAAATAGACAAAGTCGAAGCATTTAGGCATCCTGAGTATTTTGTAGATGCAATTAAGGGCTTAACAGTATTTGGTGCAAAAGTAGTAAGACCAAAAGAACTATACGCTATTAAGTGTCATAAGTAAGGAGGGATAATATGGCAATAACATCAATAGTTAATACAAGTTTAAAAAGAAACATAGCAAAAGCATTAACGGCAGGTGCGGCGGTAGAAGCAACGTTAGGGGCTTTGATAACTGTAAATAGTGATGACCAAAAGTTACTTATAAGGCTTCAAAATTCAGACGCAACTACAACCCATAATGCTATTATCGTAAAAGGTAATGCACTTCAAGGAGTGGCAGACTATGAGATTGAACTTGCACCGAGTGCAGACAAAGTAGTAGTTGTTGAAAGTGGTAAATTCGTCAATGTATCAGGCGATAACAAAGGTAAGATAGTTATTAAAGACGAAGATACTGCATCAGAGTTAATTCTTGTTTCGGCAGTAGAACTACCATAAATTAGGG